TTATTTATTCTCTTTATCTTGCTCATCTTGCTGTTTTAACTGCTTAAAGAATTTCTTTATAAATAAAGGAAAGGGGAAATTCATCTCTCCTAAATTTTCAATTATACTAATTCCTTCATTTCCTATGACTGAAAATATTATTAATTCCTTAAAAGATAGGGGAATATTAAATAAACTAATTGGAACATTTATAGGAGTTCCTTCTATTAATTTATCCAGTGAAGCACCTATTATAACAGCTAAAATACAAGAAGTTTTTTTTATAATACCTCTAAAAGCCTTTTTAGATGATATTTCTTTCTTATAAATACTCTTTAAATATCCACTTATATAATCAACTATTATAAATGTCATCATTATTTCTAATGATTTGCTCCAGCCTCCTAATAAATATAATATAAAACCAATTGTACCTCTTATAAACCAATGTTCAAATAACCCATTCATCTTCCCCATTTTAATCTCCTAAAGTTTTCCTAATTTTTGCTCCCATTCACTATAATATAGCTTTGCCTCTTCTGTTCTATCAAAGACAGCTTGATTTTTGTATCCTTCATTTCTAAGTTTTTTCTCCCAAAAGACTTCTCCAAACATCCTAACAGCCTTATACATTACCTTTCTAACCCTGTAAGATACTCCATTTTCTTTTAAGATAAATAAAAATATTTTATCAGCTAGTTCTCTATTAATACCTGTTGAATTAAACTTTGAATACAGAAAGTCATGAATGACAGCCGCTTCTGTATTTTTTCCATATCTCTCAAAAAAAGGTCTCAATATAAGAGGTATACTGGCTCCATCTGTTCTAAATCCTGCTGGAATTACTATTGGAAAGTCTTTGATATATTTAGTATAGTCCTCAAGGACTACACTAAATACATTATTAACTTTTTTTAATTTTAATTTATTCTTCATCATTCTCAGCTTCTTCAATATCTATTTTTCTTCCTGTGCCAAATGCATCAGAAAACTTTTGCAAGGCTTTTTCTATTGCTCTTTCTATTGTTTTTCTACTGAAAAATTTTCTTAATAAAATTCTAACTGGATATGGTAATTTATCAGTTCTATATTCAACAAATTTTAATGCTGCCTTAAGTTTCTTTTTATTCTCTCCATACTTAAAGCTTTCCTCTGAAGCAATAACAGCCGCATCAAATAAGTTTATATACTGTTTTCTGTTATAAATAATATATCCTAAAATTCCCCCTGCTAATACTATCCATAGCCATTGTTCTTGATTAAATCCTTTTAAATATGCAATTACTTGGTTTATCATTTCTAATCCTCCTATTTGTTATAAACTGTTTTATAAGGTATTTTCCCTGCTCCTCTGATTTGAAAATGTACAGCATCTACTTTTTTCCATTCTCCACCCCACTCAATATTATATTTCTCTATCAGTCCATGTTTTTTTGCAGTCTCATAGATATCTTTATAATAATGAAGATCTTTTGAACCAGCTTTGTACACTGTTTTTTCAAATTCTTTTATTACCTTTTTCCCATTTACTTCAATTTCTTTTTTTTCCTTTTCTTTTACTAAAACACCTATATCAACGGCATATCCAAGTCCATCAATCTTTTCTTGATGATTTGATTGAATCTTATAGCCATCACAATTTGTTCTCCATGCACCTGGGATAGTTCTTCCATACTGATATAATTTGTTCTGCTCTTCAGCTGTTCTCATACCACAGGTTACTTTAAAATCATGAGGACTTAATCCTATTAGCTCTTCTATAAAAGAGACTAGATCAGGATGAACTCCTTTCATCATATTTTTGCTCGCTTGTGACAAACTAAACATTTGCATCACCCCTTTTATTTCCATTCAATAGATTCCAATTCTTCCAAAGATTTAGCTTCCATTGTTTTTGTTGCTATTGCTGTGTACTCCTCTTGTGCAGCTGTTCCTCTTAATATCCATAATAGATATATATGATTAATTTCTCCAAAGGTAAAGGAATCTACTGAATTGTCTTTTAATCTCCAATTTATTTTTAAATTTTGAATTACTTCTGATAATGTTGTCTTATCTTTTATAATTGCTTTTACTTTTTCTTCAAACCCTTCTGGAACTTCAACTTTTAGAAACTTAACAGCTTCTATAATTGCTTTTGGATCATTACTTGTTGTTGCTATATCTATTGCTGATTTTACTCTTAAGAAATTGATTTCATCTGCTTCACCCATCTGAAAGATTTTTCCATTATAATCAAAGTCAGCATAAATTTTATCCAGTAAAACTTGTCTAAATTTTCTTCTTGTAATATGCTTTAAACCTTCCAGGTCTAAATCCCATTTATTAGTCTCTTTATTCCAAAAATGGTATTTACTCGGCTGAGGGGCTTTAACAAGTTTTTTATTTTTTATAAATTCACCAGGTTCTAGTTGAGTTTCTATCCCTTGTTCTATTCTTTCTTCTCTTGTCATTTCCATTAGTTCATTATTCTTGATTATTGGATATTGAAAATTCTTATCTGTTATGAACATATCATCAGTATATTCAGGAAAATAATTAAGTGGATTATTTTTAACATCTTCTAAACTGTTGGAATATACTGAATATTTTAATTCTATGCCTTTATAAAAGTTTATTACATTGCTCATTTATTGCTCCTTTCTAAAATATTCCTAGCTTTTTACGAAGCTGAATAATATTATTTCTTACTTCCATAGGATTAGTTTTTTGTAAATAGTGTTTACTTGTTACATTGCTACTTGTATGATTTGCATAGCTACTAGCAACACCTAACCCAGCTAGATTGTTTATAAGATTTATTGATGTTTTTCTTAAAGAGTGCGGGTATAAGTCTGGAATATCTAGAATTAAGCCCATTTTTTTTACTCTGTTTCTTATAGTCCCCTGACTCATCTTTCTATATTCATCTCTATATTTTGTTATAAACAGCCATTCACTATGTATTCCTGACTCTTCTCTGAATTTAATCCATTCTTTTAAAAGAATTTTACATTTCTCAAAGAAAAAGGCATTCACTATGTAACCTTCTTTTTCTTTAACTCCTTCAAAGTATCCCTCTTCTAGTCTTAATTGCTCCAACTTTAAATTTTGAACCGCTGAAATTCTACAAGCACTGTCTAAAAATAATTCCCATAAAATCCTATCTTGAATATCATACTTTTTATTTTGAAATTTCATAAAAAGTCTAACAGTTAGAATTTGTTCAGTATTTAAAAAATAGTTCTTTCTAATCTTATCTTTTTCAGCAAATTTCAATCTGTCTAGTTTTTTATCAAACGGGTGAAACCTGCATTTATTTCTTCTAACACACCATAAATAAAAACTACTAACTGATGTTGTTTTATTCATTAGAGTCCTTTTACTATTTCCTAAACTCCTGCAATGGTTTCTGTACTCTTCCATAATTTGAGGCATTTCCATCAGTGTGTCTTTACTCAATAAATACCTATTTTTATAATTTTCTTGAAACCATATAAGGAACAACTTGAAATTACTGATGTAAGTAGAATAAGTTGTTTCCCATGTTTCGTAGTTACTGCTTTTGCAGCTATTCAAATACTGCTTATAAATCTCCACATTTTCCTTTTTTAACTTTTCCCATCCTTTTAGTTCCATACTTTGTACCTCCTTCAAATTTGTTAGGTACATTTTATATAAAAGTAAATAGATTGGAAAATCTAAGCAAATATGATTTTGTAGATAAAACAGCAGGGACTAGATATACAGCTTTACAATTTGAAAAAATAGGCAATGTAGCACATGTATTTCTTGATATACCTTCTGGTGTTTCAAATACCCTAAATGATGGAGCTTTGTTATTTAATTTTCCAGAAAAATATAGACCAAAAACTTTTAATTTAAAAATAATAATTTCTTACTCAAACGGGATGACAGCAAGAACTAGGTATGATGCTAATACTGGAAATCTATACATTTTATCTAAGATACTAGTAGCTGAGAGCATGTACTTAGATTCTTTCTATATATTAGATTAATTTAAAGATTAGTAAATCTCTCTGCCTACAGATATAATCGCAGTTACTTCTTGTAATGAGAACTATATCACTTGCTGTCAAATATACGATTGTAGATAATGTTACATTAGTTTCTCTTCTACTATTAATAATTGGAATATTAAAATCGTGTCTGGTAAGTAATTCAGAATTTTTTAATATTTTAACAGTTTCAGATGTATCAACAGTATTTGTAACTCTTTGAGTTGCAGATATAAAATATAAGCCATTTTCTGTAACTGAAAATTTCTGATTCAAAACATCTGAATTTGAGTTCTTAAATACTAAAGAAATATTTCCGCTAATTTTTGCATTATCTGTTGAAAAATTTCCATATTTTGTGAATAAATTTTCCAATCTCTCAAGAATTGAATGACTGTCCATAGCTATATAATTATTTATATTTGCCGAAATATCCGTATTTGTATTCTTACATAGGTATAATTTTTTTGTATTTTTATCAAAGTAAGTTTTTCCTACTTCTTTTGTTCCTGGTTCATTTAATATCCCACCATAATCTTTTCCCATCATCTGAGTAAACTTATTTCCTTCTAGTACTGTCCCTTCTTCAGCTCCATACTTAACTATTCCATACTGCTCGGCTGAAGCATAGTCTGTTTTATTTACTTTTTTATTCATTCCTTCATTAAACTCTTGAAGTGACACATAACTATGTAAATCAATCTTGGCATCAACTTTTGAACCACTTGTTATATTAAAATAAATTACTATTATAAAAGAATGTGGACTATCTTTCATTAATGGAATATAATCATATTTATCTCCAGCATTAGCATAGGCATAAAGAATTTCTTCACCTTCATTTCCTTGTGCATAAAGTCCAATTTCTCTGAAGATTTTATCTTCTCTTAGCTCAGCATTAGAAAATTGAAGTTCTATAGCTACTATATTTTTTTCATCTCCCTGTATCTTACAACTAGTTACATTAGCTGTCCCCCATACTTCTTTTACATCTGTTAAGAATCTAATCTCATCATTTGAAGTTATTGAACCACTTCCTAACTTTGCTTTTGTAAAAGTTAGAGTTTCGGATAAATTTCCATTTATCTTAGCTTGAAGTTGTTCACCTTTTTTTGTTAGCTTTAAGCCTTCAAAATAACTCATTATTTAGTTCCTCCTATCTTGATTATTTTAGTAAATCCTATCCCTTGAGCAGTATTTAACTTTGAATTTATTCTCATTGTTTGATCTAGTTTAAAATCAGCTTTTATTTCTATTTTTTTCATATTCTCAACTATTGAGGAGTAATATTTATTACTTTTATTATTGATTATTTCAAGTTCCCAATACATCCTTGCCCCAGCCTCACATACTTTATTTAAGTCAGGCATTTTATTAATAACTTTTAAATCATCAATCATATTTACTTTAAATAGTTGGCTAGCTACCTCTTCAAGAGGTCTTGTCTTTAATTTTGTAATTTCTTTATTAGTAAGTTCCCTAGTAAGTGAGAGCAAAAATTCTGTATTAGGTAATCCATCAAGTGCCATTTTTTTTATAATTAATGCTTGTCTATAAGTCTCATCATCTCGACCACTTCTTTTTTCATCGTATCTTTCACCCATAAAATCTAAGAATATCCCTGAACATTTTAATAATGATGTTTGATTTTTTAAATTTTCTATTAA